TCCTACGGACTTGTCGTCCACGATTGCGGCGGGAGGAACGGCGCAGGCGCTTTGCGCGGCTGATCCCAAGCGCATGGGCTATCGGGTGCAGAACCTGTCGAGCGGCAACCTGTTCATCAATGATGTGGGTGGGACGGCAGTGTCTACGGGCGCAGGTTCCAGCTTCACGCTCATTCCCGGCGCGCTTTATGAAAGCCCGACATCCATGCGGCCCATCAATGCCATCAGCATTATCGGTGCGACGACATCGCAAGCGTTTAGCGCAATCGAATGGTGATCTAGATGCCCATTTACACACAGACAGGATCGCCACATCCCGGATATGTCGCGGGGCGCTATTACACCCAGCCCGGGTTCGTGACGAACACGACGCTCGCCCTTGTTGAAAACACGCTGTACTTCCAGCCGCTCTACACGCCCACGCCAATGGCGATTGACCGTCTTGCCTTTGCCATTACGACAGGCGCAGGCGCGGCAGAAAACGAAGTTCGTACGGGTGTCTATGGCACCAGCAATGGGCGACCGGGTGGCAGGCTTATCGACAATGGCCGCACGGTCGTCGGCACGGGCACAGGTAACACTACTGTTACGCTGTCCCTGACACTGCCAGCTGGCTGGTCATGGATTGCCATCATTGCAAATCGCGCCGCTGGTGCGAGCGCAACGCAACCAACTCTTCGAGCATGGGCAAACGAAGTCCGGTCGCCCATCAGCCTGCAGGTTTACGGTGCGTCCGTCCCTGACGCTACATCAGTAGGCCCTTCCATTGTTTCGAACGCCGAGTCTGTCGGGACATGGGCAACTTACACACTCCCCGCTACTGCAACCTCGGCTGTGACAGAAGCGTCAATAGCCCCGGCCCTATGGGTTCGAGCCGCCTAACGCATGACAGGAGCAAACATGAAAGACGACGTGCTGGCTGATGAAGCAGCCGAAATTGCCGAACTGGAGAAACCGGAGACTGAAGCCCCGAAGGCCGCAGACCCCGCCCTGAAGCCACAGGAACAGGCACAAGAGCCTGAAGCCGAGGGCGAGGAAGAGCGGGACAACGAAGGCCAGTTTGTCCGCAAGGGTGACTTCAAGGCCCTAAGGCAGAAGGCAGAAGCCGCAGAGCGTGCCAAGCAGGAACTGGAGGCCCGCTACGCTGCCGACATGGCAAAGCTGAACGAGCGCCTTGCCATCATTGCCCAGCAGAACGCACAGCGTGATCTGCCGAAGGCCCCGGAAATCCCGGACATCAACAGCGACCCCATCGGCCATTTCCAAGCCAAGCAGGCGGAACTGGAGCGCAAGCTTCAGGAGGCCGAATCCTGGCGCAAGCAGACGCAGCAGGTGACGCAGCAGCAGGAAGTCCTGCAGAAGATCGGCACGGAAGTCTCGCGGCTTGAGCAGGAATTCGCCAAGTCGACGCCTGACTACCATCAGGCACAGCAGCACCTGTTCGCCTCATGGGCACAGGAAGCGCAGGCTCTGGGTGCATCACCTGAAGAAGCCATTCGCTTCTGGTCCATGCAGATTGTCCAGCGGGCAGGCCAGCAGAACAAGAACCCGGCGCAGGTCGCCTACGAACTCGCCAAGCAGCGTGGATACACGGGAGCCGCTCCCAAGCCACAGGCACCAACACAGACACAGCAGGGGCCGAACCTCGACACGATCCAGCGCGGGCTGGCGGCGTCGAAGTCCACCTCTGCCGCTCCCGGCAAGGCAGCACCGGGGACACCGACCATTGAGGCATTGCTTCAGATGGACGACGATGATTTTGCGAAGACCTACGGTTCCAGAGACGCGAACGCATGGACGCGCGACATGGAAAAGATCATGGGGCTTCGCTGACAAGTTCGCTCACCCCAGCGCATTGGGGCCACGGTTAGCCGCGTCAAAGGCTGGTCACGTCAGACCCTAAAGGACGCTTCGACGGTGCCGCCGTCGTAAAACAAGGCACTCCGACTTGCTTCTCGTCAAAGGGCACGAAGCCGCGCGTTCGCGGCATTTGAACCCAATCAACGAGATAGGAGTGCCAAAATGGCAGCTTCAACGTATGGGGTGAATCACCCCCTTGCGGTCAAGTTGTGGTCCAAGAAGCTTTTCTATCAGGCACTGCGCGAAACGTATTTCTCGCGGTTCCTGGGGAAGTCGGCGGACTCGCTTGTCCAGTGGAAAGACGAAACCAAGAAGAGTGCGGGCGACCGTATCCGCATTGGTCTTCGTATGCAGCTCTCCGGTGCCGGTATTTCGGGCGATGACACGCTCGAAGGCAACGAAGAGGCTTTGAGCACGTATTACGATTATCACGGTCGCCTCGCAGCGTAAGTTGTGAGTGAAAACGGTGTGAACTCGGGGAACATCTCAGAAAAACTGAGACAATCCCGAGCCAAGCCTTGATAGAGGAATTGATAAATAATACACTGCGCTGGTAATTGATCAGGTGCGGTGATGCAGAGCAAAATTTGCAATAAGTGCGGCGTTGAAAAGCCCCTCGAAAAATTCAACACGTGCACAAGCGAAGGCAACGGCAGGAAGTACCGTCGAAACGAGTGCCGCAAATGTGGACTAGAGCGGCAGAAGGGTTGGCGGGATAAGAACCGGGAGCGGATACGCGCTCTTGGGCTTGCCAGTATGCGGCGCTACAGGGCAGCGAAGATGGCTGTCGATGAAGCCGGGTTTCGGCGCGCGGAAGCAGAAAAAGCCAAGCGCTGGAATTACCAAACCAAGGAGAAGGCTTACCTTGGTCTTGGTGGCTACATTTGCAAATGCTGCGGAGAGACTGAGCCTCTTTTCCTGAGTATCGACCACATCAACAATGATGGGTACGAGCGAAGGAAGGCAGGCGAAGGAAGTGGGTCACGATTAACTCAGGTGGTCTACAGATATTTCCGCGAACATGGGACGTGGCCTACTCACGAATTCCAAATTCTCTGCATGAACTGCCAACACGGTAAGTCCCGTAACGGCGGAATTTGTCCTCACAAGGAAGGCGTAACGATCATCCCGAAAGGGAGTACAGCCAAGCGGCTGGAAGCGCACCGCACCCCTCAGGGGTGATGATATGATCTGGTCTGCATGGTGACATGCAGCAGCCGAAAGGCGGGGTTGGCATAGCGAGCCAACTTGAACACTACGGACTTGCTCATTGATCAACTTCGGCACGCCACACGGAGTGCCGGCAAGATGTCGGAACAGCGCGTGCTGTTCGACGTGCGTCAGGAAAACATGGACGCCCTTGCGGACTGGTTCTCCGACCGCATGGACACATGGTTCTTCAATCAGATCGCGGGCAACACCGCGCAGACTGATGTGAAGTACACGGGAATGAATGCAACGGTCGCTCCGTCGACCAATAACATCATTTTCCCGAACTCCAACATCGGCACGGGCGACCAGTCGCTGTCCACCATCGACACGTTCACCACGTCGCTGCTGGATCGCGCCCTTGTCCGCGCCAAGACGATGGACGATCTGGGCCAGCCCCTGATCCGTCCGTTCAAGACTGGCGGTCAGGAAAAGTACGTGTGCTTCCTGCATCCAAACCAGGTCTACAGCCTGCGTCGTGAATCGACCGCAGCCACTGTGACGTGGTGGGAAGTCAACCGCTCGGCTCTGTCGGGTGGCATGAGTGAAGCCGCGAACAATCTCTACAAGGGCAGCCTTGGCGAGTACAACGGCATCATTCTCCATGAAGCCACGCGCGTTCCGAAGGGTGTGAACTCTGCCACGTCGGCAGCGGTTGACAACACCCGCCGTGCCATCTTCTGCGGCGCACAGACTGCAGTCTTTGCCACGGGCCGTGACTCATCGTCCCCGGACGAGAAGGTCAAGTATGTCGAAGAAACCTTCGACTACGGCAACCAGTTGGGTGTCTCGGCCGGAATGATGGCCGGTCTGAAGAAGACCCGTTTCAACTCCGCAGACTTCGGGACGATTGTCATCCCGACGTATGCGGCTGCACCGTAAGGAGGGCTAGCACATGGCTGATGTAACCCATGCAAACTCGCCCGCACTGGTCGGCACCACGGTCAACGTGACTGCCTCCCACGAAGGCGTAAACGCCGTCCCGTTCAACTTTGTTGCGAACGGCGTCACTGTTTCGGCTTCCACCATCATCTTCCTTGCGAAAATCCCGCACGGTGCACACATCACCCGTCTCGACATGAGCGGTTGGATTGCGTCGGCTGGCAACGCAACGGTTGACGTTGGTCTGGTCGGCGAGGCTTCGCTTGACTTCCTTGTGGACGGCGCTGCGATTTCAAACACCGCAACCGCCGCCTTCACGGTTCGCACAGGCGCTCTGCCTCACTTCGTCTCGCTGAGTGACGATACCCAGCCTCGCTTCCGCTATCTGCAGGCGAAGCTGGCGTCGATCACGTCGGCGGAAGTGTCGTGCATCATCAAGGGAACCATCGAGTACGTGATGGGTCGCCCGACGATTGGTGCCTAACTGATGGGGGTGGAGGGCTAACGCTCTCTGCCCCTTTTTCCTTGGGAGCGAGGATGCAATACAAGACGATTTCTGAAGTGCTTCAGGAGGGCGCGGCCTATCATCGGCAGGCGCAGGAAGCAGGCGGGGAGATGTCCCGCGACGAGCGCAAGCGGATATATGCCAAGGCAGAATACTGCTACCTGTTCTGCCTCGAACACAACGCCGAGGACGAAATCGCCCTTGGTGCCTTGGGTAGCCTTTACATCGAAGTGGGTCGTTGGGGTCTTGGCGTTGCACTGCTCAAGGCAGCGTGCCGCTTGGCCCCTGAAGAGCCCGCGAACTGGAATGCGCTGGGCGCAGGCTATCGCCGCTGCCACAAACTGCAGGAAGCCAGGGAAGCGTTTGAGCGCGCCTTGCACTTGCCCATAGAGGCCAAGCTGCGGGCGCAGATCATGCACAACATGGCGTCGACCTATATCAATGAGGGTGAGGCGCAAAAGGCCATTGAGTGGGGGCTGCAGGGCCTCAGTCACGATCCTGATAACCAGCACATCAAGTTCAACATGGGCTTGGCGTATCTGGAACTTGGCGACTATGCCAAGGGCTGGGATGGGTATGAGTTGGGCCGCATTGCCACGACATGGGCACGGAATTATTCGCATCCGGGCCGCGTGGTCGAGAAGTGGAACGGTGAACCGGGGAAGAATGTTGTCGTCTTTGGCGAGCAGGGCGTGGGGGATGAAATCCTGTTCGCCCATGCACTGCCCGACATTATCAAGATCAGCAAATCGGTGATTATCGAATGTCATCCGAGGCTCACGAACATCTTCAAGCGTTCATTCCCGGAGTGCGCGGTTTATGGAACCCGAAAAGACGAAAAGATCGACTGGCCAGCCAATCACGAGATCGACGCCAAGGTCCCCATCGGAAGCCTTAGTCGGTTCTTCCGACGCAACGCGGGGGACTTTCCGACATATGCTGATGGGTACATCAAGCCAGACCCCTCTATTGTGGGCAAGTTTGCAGGCGATGGAAAACGGTTACGAGTAGGGGTGAGTTGGATCGGGGGGACGCGTGATACCCACGTAGCCCTCCGGTCCATGCCTCTCGAGACGCTGTCTCCCATACTCAGCCTCCCCGGCATTGACTTCGTGAGCCTCCAGTACACGGAGAATGCCAAGGACGAAGTGGAGAAGGTCCGGTCGAAATACGGCTGGTCCATCACCCACGACAACGAGATGAATGCTGACCTCGACCAGCTATTCGGCTGCATCGGCGGGCTGGATCTGGTCATCACGGTCCTGACGAGCAATGTGCATTTCGCAGGCTCGATGAATGTGCCGACCTGGTGCCTCACACCCATCAAGGCCCCGTGGCAGTTTTGTCAGGAGACAATGCCTTGGTATCCTTCGGCAAGGCTCTACAAGCAGACCCAACATGGGCAGTGGTCGGACGTAATCGCAAGAATTGCGAATGACCTGAAGGGGAAAGTCAATGAGCGCAAAGCGTCCGATTAAGTACAAGATTGTCCCCGAAAAGGGCAACGGTACGTGGAGGACGATCTGCGAAGTGCAGCGTGAACTGTACCGGGGCATCCGGGACGACATGCCCAAGGAACAGTTGTTGGAGTTGGTCGAGGAAGCCTACGACCTTGGCAAGCGGATGCACTTCAAGCTGGTGGCGTACAAGGACAACTACCACAACGAAATTTACGAGCGTCATGGAGCATAGGAGCGAATGCACAAAATCTTCATCGGCGGCGATCCCCGCCAAGTTGTTTCACTCACGACCCTGATCTGGTCGATCACGAAGAATGCGAAAGAGCCGGTTTCGATTACACCGCTGGTCTTGGAAACGCTACCGATCAAGCGTGCGGGCCTGACTCCCTTCACGTGGTCGCGGTTTCTGGTGCCGTATCTGTGCAACTACGAAGGCTG